ATCTTCTTTGCCCTCCAATATGTTTTTTAGTTTTTGTCGCTTTTCATAAGCAGAGTCTTGGTGTAAATCTTTATCGACTATTTTTTCTAATTTAAGACTTTCTATTTTGGTATTGCTGATATAACGCCATGTATAGCCATCACGACCATAAACACCAAAGACAGTAGTACCCATGCCTATTTTAATTATCATGGCTTGTTCGCCATCTAATAAGACCTTATCGCCTTCGTTGAATTGTGAGTTAAGTTTAAATTTAAGACCTTTGATAAAAGATACCGAATAATCTTTTAGAGCAAGACCACCTAAAACACTTACTATAAATATTGATATTTCAACATAATATTCTTCAATGTTCATTTCACATGAAGAAGGCATTAATCACTAAGGAAGATAATAGACCGATAACAATACCAGCTATCTGCCATAATCTTTTATTGGTAGTATTTATATCTGATTCAATAGAATCTAATCTGCGGAAGTTTTCCTTCCATTTCTGTTCGCAAACTCTTTCATGTCTATCTAAAGAGTTAGCTACCTGTTCAACAGTTGGCTTTTTAGTCGATTGTCTTGGTTTCGCTGTCGCTTTCTTTCTCGGCATTTCCTATACCTCTAAGGCTTTCTAATAAAGACTTGGATTTAAGATCAACCAATTGTTTTTTATCAGCAAATTCTCTAGCCATTGGTTCAATCTCAATACATCTTTGTTGTAAGGCTAGAAGATCATCAAATAAACTTCTTTGTTCATCGGTCATATCTTCTTTGTTGTATTCTTCAACCTCGCCATTATCGTTTCTAACTTGTATATCTGACATATTATTCTTCTGTAGATGTTTGTGCATCTTTCATTTCTTGATAAGCAGTTTTTATTTCATCAGTCCATACAGCGTTACAAATTGCCTGAACTTTTGCATCTTCGCTAGATATATCAGTGTCTTGCCAAGTATCACCATTTTTAACACTTGGTTCTAGACCATGTCTATAAAATGAACGATTAAGTTCATTACCATCTTCATTTATTACTGTAGCAGTTCTTACTTGTACTATACCTGTTTCAAGTACCTCGATTTTATCTACTACTGTTTCTTTTGTTATTGTCATTTTTTTACCTCTTATATATATATTATACTGATTGATAAACTGCTGAAATTTTTAATGATGTAGCTGTACTAGATGGGGCAGAAAATAAAGTGGCATAAGTAGCTGCTGTAAATCCATTTGTTGTAACTCTAATATCAAAACTATTGTTTTGGATTAACAAAGTATGGTCTGTGGTTAATAAAAGTCTATATTGTGCAACATTTACAGCTTGGTCGTTACCTGATGTGGTACTAGAACTTGCAAAAGGTAATCCACTTATACGAACTTGGTCGCTGCTAGTTATACCTGACAAATCATTACCAATCAAACTTGCTGTTATATATACAGTATTACCAATTTTTGTGTAATGTCCCACCCTAGCATTATTAACATTGTTAGAAGAATTTGTTGTGCTTGTAAAAACAGGAGTCCAAGTTCCTTCTTCATAATCGTCTAAAGCGTTTGCTGATGCAGTATCTGAGCCAAAACAAATACCATCGCTAGTGACACTTGCTATTGTAGAAGAGTCTTTTCTAAAATCTGCTATAGAACCTGTAGAAGTAAGTCTTTTGAAACTAGCTACTAAATTACCATCTCTTGTTGCATAAAAAAATCCTGAAGAACCTAAACCAACACCAGCATTATCATTGTTAAAAGTTGTACCACCAACTATAGCATTACCAGCATTTTCTATTACTATTTTTGGATTTGTACCAACAGTAGAACCTGTACCTATTAATAAATCATCTTCTGAATCATCCAAACCAATATAAAAATCTTGTGCATTACCATTAAATATTAATGCTGTATCTTCTTCACCACCATCACCTATTGTTATTTTTGGTGTAGTTCCTTTTAAAACTAAATGACTGTTTGTTAGAGTCATTACATCTGTTGCACCAATTTTAAAATCTATTTGATCGTCTGTATCTGCTGTTATAGATGTATCAGCATCAGCATCTAAAATAACTTCTCCACCATTTACATCTAAAGTTCCTGTAGTGTTTAAATTACCATTTACAGTCAAAGCACCTGATGTTGCATTATCTGCAGTTATTGATAAAGGCAAGGTAATCCAAGCGTTGTTTGCAGAATTTCTTAGCTTCAATACATTAGCAGATGTATCAATCCACCATTCATAAGCGAATGTTGTCGAAGGTTCTGATGAACCTGAGTTGTTAGATACAATAGCATCTAAAGCATTATTTAAGTCTGCTCTAAAGTTTGCACCTGATTGGTTAGCTATATCGTAATCGTGTTGAGCCATTAAAAACCTCTTGCTATATAGTCAAATGTTCTAGCGACAATTGTACCACTACTGTTCTTGAAAGTAATTGTAAAACCTGTGCTGGACACACTTGTTATTTCATAAAAATCTCCACTTGCCATATTCTGTGCAGTAACAGCAATTTTTGGAGTAACTAAAAATCCTTCACCGAAAGTAACACCTAAAGCACTTGTGCTTGATGTCAATTGTTGTGTATCTATTTTTTGGAATGCTTCCAAAGTTGCAGACAAAGACGATATATAAACTTGGTGTGTTACATCACCTGATGTTACTAACAATCTGAATTTAAAAGCACGACCATGATAATTACCGATTCTAAAGTTTTGAAAATCTGTAAATGTTGGTGAGCCACTAGGATCATCATTGGTTGTTGCTATTTGCAACTGAACTTCTACATCATCATAAGTATTTAAATCAATAGATTCATAATCATCTATATTTCCTGAACGAGTATCTATAAAGTCTGATGTGGAATTAGTGGTAAAAGCAAAGGCAGAACTTAGCCTGTAAGATTGTGCTGATATACCTGTATCTATAATATTTGCAAAATCATAAGTACCTGATAAATCAACACCACCAGCGGCATCAATCAAACCAACATCATCAATTAATCCCAATGAATCAAACAAAGTATCTGCTTCTAATTTCAAGGTATTATCGTCAGTTACTACCATATTTGATTTTGTTCCTGAAAAAGATGGATTCTCTGTTCTAGTTAAAAATACTTGTGATTGAAATAAATCAGGCGTAACTGTATTAACAACTGTTGTCGCATTAGCAGATTTAACACCTGTAGAATCAACCGCTTTTATTAGATAAGTACCAACTAACAAAGGCACTTCTGCTGAGTTTGCTATACCTGATACAGCTTCTCCTACTTGTGTTGATTGTGCCCAAACTGCACCTGATGTTAATGAATTATGTCTTATCTCATAAAAACCACCAATTTTTACATCCAAGTCTGTAGTAGGTGTCCAACTTAAAGTCGCAGTATTAGAATCTGCTCTTAAAAATAAATTACTTACATCAGAAGGTACTGCGGTTAGTCCATAGATTCTTTGTGTAGTAGATGAAAATTCTGATGCCACACCAACAGTATTTACTGCTCTTACTCTAAATTCATACAATGCTGGTTCAATATCAAAGAATTCAAAATTAGTTCCTTGTGATGTTCCAGCACCTTGAAAAGATGCTTCTGTTGATTTTCTAAATTCAATATCATAATGATCTATGGTAACTCCTAAATCTTCCCAATCTGTATTGACCGATGTACCAAAAGTTAATATCGCTTTTGCTTTTACACCTGAACCTTGTGTGGTAGTAAATAATTCTTCTGTTACAAAATTTATTGCTGGAGTATTTACTTTAGGCAGAACAGAAAAACCTTTGACCTCAAATATCTCTGTAGCAAAATCAGAATAAACTCCTAATCTGTTTTTTGCTCTAACGGCTACAAAATATTGACCTTCTTCTAATTTATCAATGGTAAAACTTTCGGTAACACTTCTACCTTCAAAATCATAACTAGCTTTATTTGCAAAACGTACTGAGTTCAGTCTATTAATACCTATCTCATAAGATTCAACAGAAGATTTATTTGGTTGTGTCCAATTGATAGTTACTCTATTAAATAATGTTGGCGGTATCGCAATCAATTCTTCTGTAGGTGTAGTTATTGTTGGTTTATCTTCAGATGAAAAATTAGGTAAATTGGTATTTGGCGTAGTATCTTCTGCTTGTATTAAACCAAAGTCATAAACATCATCATCGTATTCTCTTGCAGTAATATCTACTTCATCATTGTTTTTGATAGCAAGTTTCATAATCTTAAATTTCTTACCTTGATTAGAATTAAGAGTATTCCAACCTAATGATTCCAATGAAATAAAAACTACATCGCCTATTTCGGCTCTTAGTCCAACAATGGTTGATGTAAATTTAAAGACCAATGATTGTCTTGATTGTTTCATGTTAATTGTAGAAATCATTTGCGCCCTTTCCATTTGATCTGTAAATGGAAGTTCTATTGCTCTTTCAAGACTTAAACCATTATCCTCTGCTTTAAAATTACTACTTTCTACAATGGCAAAATCACCTTGCATATCACGATTCTTATTAAAGAAGTTTGCTCTTATTTTATTTGCCTTATATTCTTTACCACCCAAAGATAATTCAAAAGCACCAACAATATTATCTTCATCAAAAGTCTGTACTGCTGTTCCTGTATCATCAATGAGTAATTTATATTTACCACCTGAAAATATCAAAGAACCTCTACAAGATGTAAGAAGTTTCTCAATATTATCTAAGGCTTTATTATTGGTATTGAGTATGCCATTACAGGTATATTTCTTTTGTGTTTTACCACCAACTGTAACTTCAGTATCACAAATATTTCTTGCAGTAGTAAATGATGTTGTATCAATCTGTGAGCTTGGAATTGATCTACCATAAATGGTATTGGTTAAATAATCTTCAATGCAGTCTGCTGGATTATCACTAAATATTTTATATGTAGTTCCACCTGATGTTGTGCTTCTTGTTTTTTTACCAATGACATCAAAATTAACTTGTGGTATTCCTGTATTACCAAACACTTCAGGTTCAAACCTAAATCTAACATAAGCGTAAGCCACACCTTGCAATCTATCGGATGAAGTCCAAGCACCATTGGTTTCTGAAATTAAATCACGATCTGCTGTTTGTGTAGTTGTGCCATTGTATATTTCATATTTAACTGTAGGTTCATATTTTGGTTTTTGAATATTTTCCATACCAAAAACAGATACATTACCAAGAGTACCGCCCTCACCTTCGTTGATAAGAATATCTGTAAGAGAAGTATCATATAAATCAGGTGTAGTATTTACTTTGTCATTGTTTAAATAGACTTGGCTTACACCTTGTATCTCACCTTCTGCGATTGCATAAACCACATGCAGAAACTCATTATCATCTCCTGATACATGATAAAAAATTGGTGTACCACCGACTCTTCTTTTTCCATAAATAACAGGCAAAGGATTGGTTGATCCTTGTTGATTTGCTAAAGCTGATTGTGCTTGTGCAGACATATCATCAGGAAAGTCCATTTTCATAGCACCAAGCAATTGACTTCCAGCGTAAGCACCAACAACTACTGTAGCTACACCAATGGCTATTAATGCACCAGCAGTAAGTGAACCAGCTACAGCAGAACCTACTACTAAAGAGCCAATACCAGCGAAAACAGGTGCTAATGCTGGTAAAGCAAAAATACTTCCTGTAAAAAATAAAGCTGTTATAAATAATATTATGTTTCTAATTTTCATTACTAAATCTATATGCAGAATCAAAATCGTTAAAATCAGATATTGGCAAAATTGCTGTACCTATTTGTTCATCTACAGATGCCATTTTACTACCAATACAAATATGACATGAATCCCAATTTTCATTATGTTTGACTAATATATCTCCAAATATAGCTTTACTAGGATGATATTCCTTCATACCTAATTCCAAACATCTGCCTGATATTCTTTGGGCAAATTCTTTTTGAAATTTAATTGCACCTTTTTTTGTAGAATATTTTTGATAAATTATTTT